ACTATAAACACCAATGATGATGATATCTCCTGTATGCACAAGGTTGTGGCAGATAGCGCAAAGCACGGCCAAGTTAGTTAGGTTGTTGGTGCACCTAACATCGCAGCGTGGGATTATGTGATGAATATGAAGAGCGGCAGGATTGTTATACGAGCAGACTTCACAAGAAACCTTTTTCAAGGTTTCACCTGTGCGCTTTTTACGTTGCATCGACGTAATGCTCCAAACAAGCCTGCAAAGTGTTGTTATGAATATCCAGAACCTTTTGCAGAGGATTCTGATAACCACCAGCAAGGTTCCAAACGATAGGCTTGTTAAGCTTCTTCGCAACCTTGAAAACAATCTCATCACGACGCTTCATTTGTTCGGTTGTAAGAAATCCACCAAGAGGATCATTGATATGAGGATCTGCACCAGCTTGATAGAAAAGAATATCACACTCGTTAAATCGCTCGATCAAATCAGCCTCAAGACGATCAAGCCAAAGGTTGAAGTTCATGCCGTTTTTTGCAAACGCACCAAAAGTAAGATGTTCAATCACATCAGAAGCACCTTCAACGCTGGAGATAATGTCAGCTGTACCATCACCATAATGGGCATCGAAATCAATGATGCCAATTTTGCTAACAGCATAATCCCTCCAAAGAAGGAAAGCAGCAATCATAAGACCATTAAAGGTACAAAACCCGTGGCAGCTATCGTATCCACTATGATGAAAACCGCTTGTAGGGCTCATTGCAACAGTCTTATTTTCCAAAGCATATTCAGCCGCACGGAAGAAACTACCTGCCGTATAAGGCAAGCTAGCAGCCACAGAAGGCAACTTGTTGTTAAACCCGTTAGAGCGACGAAGCTTAAGAATATCGTCAACAAACTTAGCATCGTGAGCGATAGAGATATCATCTTGGGTAAGAGGCATCCAACCGCTACGAACATCCACCCGTCCAGTCTTTTGAAACTGGTTTACAACATGTTCTGGTTTTCCTGCCGAGGGAGAAAACGAAGTATTGTCACGAACTGTTTGCTTGGGAGAGTAAAAAATCTTGAGATTTGTCATTGCTTCCTGTCTTTCTTTACACTCAGAATATCACAAAAACAAGGAAAAATAAAAGAATAAAGGTATTTTAGCGGTTGCCAAAATACCTTTATTTTTGAGTGTTTATGTAAGGTAAGACAAGGTTTTTTATATACACAGTTGTCGAAATGAACGATTAAGTATACCACATGATTCGATAAATGTGTATTAATATTGCATAACACAGTTATCGAAGCGGATTGTGAGAGAGATTTCTGCCATATCTGCTGTGCTGTCGTATGAGAGATCACCGAAACCTGCTGTTGTACAGAAGGCTCCTTTGATATCCCAAAGTTGGATAACTGTACCCACTGGGTCCAGCATCTTGAGTTGAATATCACGCTTGTAAAAGTCTGGGTAGCCTGCACGGCCAGACACAGATTCAAAGCAAAGACGAATCCATTCCATTACTTGTTGAGCACCGGATGGAGCGATTGGATCGTGAATGGTTACAGAAAGTGTATTGAATGTAGTTTTACCGGCAACATAACGTGTGCTGTTGATCCAGTTGATTGGTACTTCTTCGGTGGTGATTTCTGGTCTTGCAGCTGTTTTTATCAAGAATGCGTCAATGCCTTCAATAGCGAAGACGAACTGACGTTTCATCATTGGTGTAAACTTAGCTGGAAGCATTTCTGTGACTGATAGTGTTTGTGCCATTTTACGTAACTCCTATTTGCTTATCTAGTAAATATTCATCCACCAACAAAGTTATTGCGGTTTGTAACAAAGAAGTCGATTGTGAAGAACTCTAGGGATGTGGTTGGGATTAGGAAAATCTTACCACGCAGAGTTTTGTTGTCCAAATCGGCTTGTGTTGTAGTTGTTGCATCGATTGATAACGAGCCATGATTGGTTGAACTGCCGCATTGAATGCGGTAAGTGTTGAAGATTGTGCTGGTTCGAACAAAAAGCGTGTTGCGACTGCACGAACATCACGACGGATTGCAATCAAAAGTCTTCTTACGTTCACTCTGTTGAGTAAGCTGTCTTTGTTGAGTAGAGTCTTTTGACCCCAAACAACTGGTCCAACACCTTGCTTGGAAAGTAGAAGGTTAAGTCTAGCCACGTAAAGGGTGTCAGAGTTGGCTTGATTGAGAGCAACGGCAAAGTCTGTTACGTTGCTTAGTGTGCCTCTTGTAAAGCCTGCTGGTGCGTTGAATGGTTGACCAACGGTATCATTCTTGGCATATGCACCAAGAACAGCAACGGATGGTGGAACCTTTTCATAAACAACACCACTTGGACCAACAATGTTAACATCTGGGAAGTAAGCTGCCGCAAAGCTGCTATTAACTCCACGATCAACGAATGCTTGAGCGGTTTGTGAAACGTTAACAGTTTCGTATGAACCTGTGATAGATGTACCATTTACATCATATTGTTCTGGGTCCATGATGTAGAAACAATCGAAACGATCATTTTCTACAGCGTTGATTGCTGTATCTGTGACGTAACGAACACGGATACCGGGCATTGTTAGAAGTTGAATGTTAACATCGTTTACATCAGAGATGATTCCAATGCTCTTCATATAGCTTTGAACAGTTGGACCATTTGTTAAGCCACGAGTTGTTTGTGTGATTTCTTGAGATACCGCTGCGTTCTTAAGATAACGTGTATCAGCGTCGAATATTCTTACACCGTCGAAACCACGTTCAAGATAGAAGCTGAACTTGGCAAGCGTTTGTACTGCTGCATTTTCTACAAGATCGTTGACAGACAATGCTCTTGTTTTTGTTGTGGCGTCGGCAGCAATGCCTCCACCACGAACATAACTCCAGCTTAGTAGTGCTGTTGCACTTGTATCTGGACGATCACCAGAACCGGTTACAATCTTAACTTTTTCTAGAGAGAAAAGGTTGTTGTTGAAAAGATCTGAGTCGATGATACCGTTTGCTGTGGTTGTAGCTGCACCATCGTTATCAAACACTGCTGGCTGTACGTTTGTTGAACCTTCGAGATTTGGGAAGTATTTGCTATAACCAAGCAAGCTTGGATTAAAGATCGAGCTTCCATTTGGATCGGATAGGCTTGTTACGTTTTGGAACTGAACACCCCAGTAAAGTCCTGTATCCACACCAGAAGAAGCAGCAAGTTTCTTAAGGTTCAAACGCATTGGAACTGGGGGTTGTGATGCTTTATAGAGAGGAACGCCACCACCTGCACCACCAGCGAGGTTTGAGAAGTATGGGAAAGCTGGATTAAGAAGATCACCTTGTTTAATGTTGTAGAGGGAGCTTGAACCTTGTGTTACAAGGTGTTGTGGTCCACGGAATCCGAATGGAACAGCAGATGGATCTAGATCACCAGCATCTACTGCATCAGCTACTTCAACACGAACATAACGTGAGTTATTTGCATATGATCCGTCTGTTGTTACTTTTTGTGAAGCAACATCTGTATCGAAGTTGAAGAACGTGTTAATGGTACCAATCTTACGAGCGATATAGTTTGGTGAAGTTGGATCAAGTGAGCAGTTTGTAAATGTTTCCAAAGCACCGTCACTATCAATACTTGTCATTGAACGAACAAGAACTGTAAACACACCGTATGGATTTGTTCCTGTGCCGGGTTGAATGTTGGTGATAGAGATTTTTACATCGCCGTTGCTGGATTCACCATCTGAGAGGTGGTGGAAACGAAACAGGTTTTGTGGAACTCCACCGAATCCTTGAGAAATAACCCATGGAGAGAAAGCATGACCATAACGATCTTGAAAGCCTTCGAAGTTTGGTGTAATAGCTGAACCAACGTTTGATGTGTGAGTTGCTGCTGAACCAGAAGAAGGAACCAAGAATGCGATGTTTTGTTTTGTGCCGTATGTTGATCCAGAAGCTGTTTCGATTACGCCGGAGCCTGTTGGAACTGCTACTGCCGAATAAACATCGTAGTTTGCATACAGTAGGTGGCCAGCTTGTTGTGTTTTAAGTGGATCGGTGTTGAATACGCTAGAAAAATAGTTTGCGGCTTGTGGATCAAAGCTTGCTGTGAGTACGTTTGGATAACGCACATCTGTTCCTTTATGGCCATTTAGAATCATTACAAAGCTTTGGTTACCAGAGCTCAAATCAACAGAGCCAGTAAATGCGCCAGAGAAGCTTGATTCAGTTGCAATAAAGCTTGAGACTGGGGCATTTGATGGTTGTGCTGCGGAAGATAGACGAAGAACAACTCCAGAAGGAGCAAACAACACACCACGAACGATTGGCACAGCTGTTGTGTCTGATTGTAGACCAGCATCAGAAAGATAGGTTGAGCCTACTGATTCGCTCATAAAGCAACCAAGCATATACACTGAGCCGGTTACACCTGTAGCATTTGCAAAAACGTTGTTACCAAGAGCACCAGCACTGCCGCTGGGCTGTTGAGCACCAACAACGAAACCTGCATCTGTAACAGTTCCATTAGCATTTCGAGCTAAACCTTGCCCAGCACCAAGCACCCTAAGCTGCATAAGAGGAACGCCTGTGTTACCAAACCATTCTCTTGCAGAAAGATATCCTAGTGGTGTGTTGGCATTTACTCCACCAAACACTGACACGTATTGACTTAGTGTTGTGGTCATGATTGGAACAAATGCTGGCCCTTTGGTTGTTGTAGAAATAACCAAAGCAGGAACACCAGATGGTGTTACCGTTGTTGGTTGACTTATATCAAATTCTCTTGCTAGTACGCCGGGGCTTAATAGTGCCATGTTTTATCTCCGTATATCAAACGTTAACGATAAATAGAAGAATAAAAAAAAACTGCTGTCAAACAACAGCAGTTTTTCTTTGCGATTAAATCGATGTTGTTATCAAGGAATAGAAACACCTGATGGAAGAACAACAAAGTCCATTACGACGTACTCGATTGCTCTTGTTGGCAATACTCTGATTTGTGCGTTCATACGGTTGCTGTTAACATCCTCAGAGGTATTGTTGCGATCATCACAGATAACTGCGAACTGTTCAATGCCTTGTTGAAGTTTGACTGTTGCAAGTACCAAAGATGCTTCACTAACAAAACGTGCACGTAGTGCTGGAGTGTTTTGTTCAAAGATCAAACGGTTACCGATGGCAACAATCTGACGCTTGACTTCAAGTATCATGCGCTTGACGTTAATGCTTTCCAAAGCACTTTCAGCTTGTTGTAGAGTATTTTGCGAGAAGAATACATAGTTGGCACCGGGGAACTTCACGATTGGGTTGATGTTGGCATCGTAAAGCGTGTTGCGATCTGTTTGGTTGACTCTAATAGATGTTTGAAGAACAAAGTTTAGAGAACCACGATCAAATCCTGCTGGGGCAAACCATGGGAACTTAACACGGTCGTTGTAGCTTAGTGCAGAGATTGCTGCAACAGAAGCTGGCAAAGTTACACGGCGAGTGTTTACTGTATCATCTATAACAACGCTTGGGAAGTAAGCAGCTGCCCCGTTGTTATCAAGCGAACGATTGATAAACGAGTTTGTGGTTTTACCAATCGACACGTATCTACTTGTTTCACCATCAAAGATTCGAACGCTATCTTTGTCATATGGCTGGATATCCAGAAGATAAAAACTCAAACCGTAGTTTGTGTTTTTCTCTAGAGCATAGTTGGTTACAAGCGGATCACGTTGACCGGGTGTTGCAAGAATGTTGTTGTTTGCAATCGTTGGGTTGGTTGCAATGTCAAGTGCTGTACGATATGCAACAACGTTTTGGTTGGCTGCACCAACACCTGTGTAGTTTGTTAGAGCAGGAGCACCGGGGGAAACATAGCTTGCATTTGCAAGACCATATACACCACCTGCACCAGCTTCTGTAGAAGTTGATTGGTCTGTAAATCTAGCTGCTTGCTTGTCAAAGATGTTAACACCATCCCAACCACCTTGCATAAATGTTGTGAACTTAGCATAGTTTGAGAAGTTGTTGAACTGTACTGCACTGCCGCTGTTTAGTAGCGATGCAAAAGTCAAACGATTGCTAAAGTTTGTTGCAACGTATGTGGTTGGATCGATTGTTGCATTGCGAAGATATGCAGCAGACTTCATTAGTGTTGGTACATCTGTTGAAGCAACTGTTGCCATAGATGTAGCATCCAAAGCAACTCTAGAAAGAGAGAACTTATTGTCATTCAAAATGTCAGAAGCAGAACCAGTTGTTAGAACTTCTTGCTTCTCAATGCCAGAGAACTTCGCAAAGTTCGAAATGATTGGGTTTATCTCAGCATTAACGTTTGCGTTTAGCACGTTGTTGTTGTTACGTTCAAACTTAACACCCCAATACAAACGACCATCGAGCACTGTTTGTGTACCGGGAGCACCAAACGTTGTTCCAGTGCTTGCAAGTGGGTTACGAGTGATTGTAAAGCGGTATGGAACTGGAGGAACGATAGAGCCGGACAAATCGCAACCACCACCAGCGAGGCTTCCAGAAACACCAGAGATACGTGACCGGTTCAATGCTACAGAACCGGTTTGGTCAGTCAATGTTACGTTTGTAAGAAGCATTTGGTGACCACGGAAACCGAATGGAAGAGCTAGTTCTGGTACTTCGTCACTTTCAAGTTGTGAGCTTGGAACAACACGAATAAATCTGCTGCGGTTACCGTATTTACCAAGTACAACAAGACCACGATCATCTGAATCAATGGCGTCGAAGTTGAATTGTGTGCGCTTGTCACCGATTGCTCTAATCACATAGTTTGAGTTATTTGGGTCAAGAGAAAGATTATTGAACTGTTCAAGTATTTGTGGTTCTGCATCTGTGTCGTTGAAAGCTCTTACAGACAAAGTGAACGAACCATATTTGGTTGATGGATTGGTTGACGCTTGAACGTTTGAAATGCTGATCTTGTATTTGCTGTTAGCAAAAGCACCATCATCACGGCTTTCAACATAGAAAAGATCATATTCGATTCCACCGAAAGGTTGTGAAATAAAGTAAGGTGTTTTTGGTGTTGTGTAACGTGTGTTAAAGTATCCAAAGGCTTCACCAAAGGTATGGCCAAAAGAGTTGGTGTTGCTTGACCCAGAAAGTACTGCAACAGTTACAACTGAGTTGCTAGCTGACAATGCAGCTACTTGTGAGTCAACAGCATAATCAAGATAAAGAAGATGTTTCTTAGCGGCGAAGTCTTCTGGGTTTGTGTTTAGAATCTTGCCAACGTATTGTGTTGAGCTTGGATCAAGTGAAGCTGAGAAGATCTTGAGGCCAGCCACACCATCATCAGAAGCAAAGCTTGAACCAGCAGAGCATGACAAAACTAGTTTAAACAAACCTGACATTGGTCCTTCGGTACCAACTTGAGCGGCCTCGTTGGTACCTAATGAGGACAAATAAGCTGTTGGGTTGAATGTACCACCAGCATCAACCGCACCACTCAAAACAAGAAAGCGTGAGTCTGGGGCTGTGAACAAAACTGCACGAACAAGATTTACGGTGTCGTTGTCTGCGCTAAAACCACTTACGTTATAGCTGGAGTTATTGGTGAAGTCCGGCATACCAAACACTTCGTTTGTTTGTACTGCGTGTTTACCCACAAGAAACTGCACACGTCCTTGAAGAGCCCCAGAAGCGAACACGGTACCATTTCCAACAACTTGCATTCCAGCATTGGTAACAGTGCCTTCTGTTTCTGTTGTTGATATATCTACTGAGGTGTTGTTTGCACCACATCCAAGAATACGTATATAGTTGACAGATGCAAGTTCACTTCCTTTTGCATCCAAAAATGCTTTGGCTCCATATGACCCAACAAATTTTGGATCTACATCTCCAAACTTATTAGTAAAATCTGTGTAACTTCCAAGAGTTACTGGTACGAATGCTGGCCCTCTTTCAGCGCCACCAATAACTGTTGCAGGAGTTCCACCTACAGGAATCGTGCGTTCGGTTAAATCAAACTCACGGTCAAAGTAATTGGGCGCTTTTAATACTGTTTCTGGCATATTATTATCCTCACTTTATGGTTAAAGTTCTACGGCATAAATAGATACCGAAAACCTGTTTACCTGTGAAGTTGCCGTTTCACTCGTTGTCAACAAAGAAATCAAACAAAGCTTGTTGGTCAGAAGCTGTATAAACCGTTTCGCCTTGTTTTTGATTGTTAGCCATTTGTTTTACATACTTTGTTTGCTTAACGTTTTGATTTGTTGGATCACGATATACTCGTTCAAATATCAGCTTTTCTTGTTCGGTTGGTTTTTGCTTGGTTGTTGGGTCTTGCTCAATATCAGTTAACACATAAGGATTTTCTTTTGTGAAATCATTTTTGGTTTCATTATATTGATTGATAGCTGGTTGTTCTAACACATTTCCATCTGCGATATATGTTTCAAAAGATATGTTGACGTTCGAAAGATAACGTTTAAATGGAACTTTTTGTCCGGGGCCAGACGGAGCCAACAAATAACCTCTAACGGTTACGTTAAAGCTGTACTTGATTAATCTTTCTTGATCGGTAATATCGTCAAAGTTATCTTGAGCAGTAAGACCGCTGTCAACTGTTGCAGAAAACCAATAACCTTTGTCGCTTTTAAGATAAAAACCTTTGCCGGGAACAATCTGACTTGCAAGCATTGTTTCCAGCAAATAGTTCATATGTTGCGTGTAGTTGGTCCAAAACACAATCTCATAAGTCACCGTAAAAAACTGTGGAAAAGGTATTGCGATAATCTCATAGATGTGATCGGCTCTTAAACGATTTGTTTTGTTGTCTAAAAGCATTCCTTCACGAATAGAAGGATCATTTTGGTTTTCACCTTTATTGCCTCTTGTTGTATCAGGAGGATTGGGAACGTTTTTTAAAAGCAAGCGATTGATAAGTGATTGGTAATCTTTATCAGATGCATCTAATCTACGTTTGATTGTAAGCTCTCCAACAAATGTGTCACCAGAAGCTTGTTCAATAGTTGTTCTGCGGATTGATATAGCTGGAAGTAGTAATACACCCGCTCGATCTCTAAAAGGCTTTAAACGCTTTGCAAGAGCAAATCTTTCACCTGTTGCCAACACAACAAATGGTTTTTTTAAGTTGATTTCTTTTTCATAGGTTGTGTTTGCTTGATACGTTTTAAACGGTATATCTTTGTCAAACAAAGCATGTATAGCTGCATCAACGTCTTCAATGCCACATGAAGGTATGTAAAATGTTGAAGGATCGTTGTTTTGAAGATCATAGCCAGTATCTAACTGAGCTTTACCTTCTTGATATGGAATGTTGTAACGTGTTGTCATGCAATATAACTAGACAACATCATTCATCATATATTCCTTTTTTGGGAGGCAGCGGATCGTTGTTAAAGCTTGGAGTTTCTCCTTCAATAAAGTTACCTTCTTCGCCTACGTTTGGTTCAACAGAACGTTGGCCTGTTCCAAGAGCAATAGGAGCCATATCTTGTCCGAGACGTTCTCTCATTTCACGAACGTCTCCAGTTTCTTTTCCATCATTCATTAATGGCAAACCACGTTGCTGCTGAAACGTAACTTGAATATCTTCTGGAGCAAGTCTAGGATCGGGAAGGTTGGGTACATCCATTTGATTAAGTCTTGCAGAACGTGCTGTAATCTTCCATGCTGTGTTATATTCAGCTAAACCAAAAATATTTTTGCCAACGTTGACAACGGTAAGTACTTCATAAAACATATCGTCATACGAAAAGAAATCACCTTCGCTTACAACAATCTTTTTGTCTTGCAAATCTTTGAACTGTACAAGTACTTCAATCTTGGCTTCAATGTCTGGACCAAAGTTTGTTGTTTTGCTTGAATACTCTGGCATTCCTACAAGAGCAGGAATGGCTATAGGATTCTCAAAAATCTTTTGCAGCGACTCGTTGTAAATCTTATGCACAGAGCTTTTAATGGCCGACACAGGAAAATAGTGAATCACTTGCCCAGCAACATCTTTTATGAACTCCTTCGTTATGTCGTTGATGAACTGTACTTCTCTTAATCCGATGAATAGTCTTGCCATGATTATATACCTAAAAATCTAAGCAGATCTGGGTTCATGAAGCAACAAAGGATCCCGAAGACGCCAATGCAATATTTTGGTGGCATAGGTATAAATGCTAGTTGTTTTACAGCATTTTCTGCTTTGGTTGCTTCACGTTCAGCGATCTTGTCATAAGTCAAGTTGTCCAAAGTTTCTTTCAAGCTTGTCATAAGCTTTTCTTTATCTTCTTTGCCTTGTGAGATGAGATCGTCGCCGTTAAGAGTAAGATCAGCGCCGGGAATAGGCATATTCTTGAACTTACTACGAATACGTCCAAGCTGGATTGTACAAAGAGCTAAAGTCATTTGCGCAATCCAGTTTCTGCACCACATGTTTAAACTGTTATAGTTCAATGGCCCAAACGGCGCTGTAAATGGACCGTTGACGCCGTAAATCTTATCTTGCTCATATGATCCAGCAGAACCAGAGCCAACTGGTGAATAAGCAGAACCACTGTTAACAATGCTATTAGCAAGTGTTGGAAAAGGTTGTCTGGTAAATCTAACACGAATCCAAACACGGTTGTTGTAACCGGGAACAAGACTGTTTGGTGTTGGATATATTCTGATACTACGTCCAGAAATCTTGTAGCTGTAATGTGATCTGCGAACTCTTTGTGCTGCTTCTAACATTCCCGCTCTCAATACGTCTTCAAACAATGGAAGAACATAAAAGCGTGTGTCTGGGATATACGACTCTACAGGAAGACCTGTTGCTACGAAGTTACTTGCTAGGTTTGAGTTGAAAACATATTGCACAGGAGCATTGTGAAACACTTCAACAACTTGCATACTTCCAACAGAACCACTTGGTTGTAGATTCCATATTGGAGTTCCATTCTTATCAACAAGATCATTATATAAATCGTATTCTTGTTTGGTGTTAACCATGGTAATATAACCAAGATACGTTTGCTCATCTTGGGCGTAGCCTACAACACCTGCATATGGAGCAGCAAGAGTTAACAAATATTCTAAGTTTGGCTGAACGTACATGTCGGTAACGTTAATGGAAGGGTTGCCGTTAACATCAATACTACCTGTTGGAGAACCAAGAAGGTTTGAAAGATTGGATACGTTTTGGTATTCAATCATTTTACCATTGAACTCACGGGTAGCTTGTTCGAAGTTATCCCAGATTTGACGCTTGGTTAGCTCAACAGACAAAACGTCTTCTCCAAGAAACCTAAGAACAAACGTAACCATGTTGTCAGCATCTTGCTGGAACAGTTGGTATTTGTCGTAAAAACCGAAAGACGTAGGTTTTAAGGTTGTGTTGAACGTGCTCATACTTATAATTACATTCGTAAACGCAAAGAGGTTAACATATCATGAGCATACACAAACTTAAAAGTCTCATTAAAGAAACGTTACTTGAAGCAACAGCTAGAACAAGAGATCGATCTCGTCTTCGTTCAAAAACTTTGTATGTGTTTGACTTCGATCATACCATCGCAAAAACAATCGAAGAAAACATTCGTTTGCCGGATGGTAGAGTTGATTTGCGTGCATTTTCTGGTTTAAGCAAGCAAACAAAACCAAACGGTCGTATATTTGATTTGTTTGCAGACAACGTTGCTAACAACCCAACAACAACGTTCATTCTCACTGCAAGACCTCCTGCTGTCAAAGAACCTATGTTGGAATGGTTAAGCGAGCATGGTGTAGATATCGATCCAGAAAATGTTATTTGTTTGGGAAGTAGTGCTGGCAGCAAAAAACGTCAATGGATTAAAGACAAAATCATTGAGCTCAACGCAACAAAAGCAATGTTTTGGGATGACAGAGAAAGCAACACAAAAGCTGTTGAGCAACTACAAGATATAAACAAGCATCCCGAAATGGAAAATGTCGAAGTTGTAGTAACACTAGTACCAAAAAAAGTGAAGCCATGAACGAAAAGTTGAAAAGCATCATCAAGTCGGTTATTCTGGAAGTTCAAGAAGAACGTTCGAAACTTGGTGTTATATCTTCACGCACTGGGTTAAGAACGCTGCGAGTGTTTGACTTTGATGATACCTTAGCCAAAACAAACTCAAGAGTTTGGGTAAGTGAATACGATAAAGAAACCGATGCACCTATCGGAGATGAATATGCAATCACTCCAGCAGAGTATGCCACATTCAAAGTTAACGTAGCATCTAAACATCCAGAAATTGAATACAAGTATGATTATCGTGAGTTCGCAGAGGTGCGAGATCCAAAAATCATCGATTTCACATTTGCTATTCTTCGTAATGTTGTACGTAAACTAAGAGAAGAATCAGCGTTCCCAGCAGTTATTCTTACTGCAAGAGGACATGATGCAAACAAAAACATTGCAAACTTCTTACGATCATTTGATATCGATATTCCTGTGATCACATTATCTGGGTCTGCACCAGAACTAAAAAGCAACTGGATCAAAGAAGCTATGCTAACCAAAGATATTCCACAGATTGAGTTCTTCGATGATAGCCCTCTCAACGTCGAAGCTGTTGCCAACTTAAACTCTGATGAAGTACTTAAAGCAAGGTTTGGTACAAATCTAAGAGTACGTTCACGTTTGATCAAAGCACACTGAAAAAGAAAAAGACTTGCAGATTGTTACATCATGCAAGTCTTTTTCTTTAGCTATTGATCGTTGTTCAGCGTCGAGTTTTACGAACTGATGCAGCTTTAACACCACGTTTATAACCAGCACGAAAAGCTTCGTTAACAGCTTCTGTGTATGGGTTAACATCGATTTCTTTTTCTGGGGTGTTTGCTTCTCTTTCACGACGCTCCCGCCCCTTCCGCATCCGATCTTCATAACCCCCTTCATCATCAGCTACATCATAAGAGTCGCCCCAGCGATTGCCGCCAGCACCCCCCCTGCTGTAGTCGTATTCTTCCAAAGATTCTTCCGCAGCTTCACGGATTAATCTTTTAAGATCTCTTATCTTAATACGCATAGTTTTCTCTTATTCAGCGACGAACTTTACGGGTTGTTGCGGCTTTAACGCCACGTTGATAACCAGCACGGAATGCACGGCTCACAGCTTCATGAAGAGCAGCTTCTTCTTCAGCAGCTTCATCCATATCCATACCTTCATCTTCTTGTTTCATTTCGTCCATAGCTTCTTCAGCAGCTTCACGAATCAACGCCTTGAGTTGTTTAACTGTAACTTTCATGATATATTCTCCTTGGGCAACGTTGCGCCTTGCTAATAAGTAATACGCTATTTAGAAACTTTCTTCTTTCCCATAGCTTTCATGATTTTTGTTGCTGTACCATATATCGCTTTTTCATTATCACCGTAGCGTGGCTTAAGCTCAGTTTTGATAATCTTTTCTACTTCGGGTGGGAAATGAATCTTGCCCTCACGCTTTTTCTTTTTGGCTTCCATTATAATCTCTTCAACAATGAGTTTGATTAACTCTCTTACTTCCTTCATCTTGGTTATCCTCCACTATGAAGTAAATAGCTCGATAATCTTGTTAATGTTGTTTTGTACCAAAGATATATCTGGCAACGCTTCACGAAGCTTTACACGATTACCTTCAGCGAGATACGTTCTTGTATCAGTACCACTAATACGCTTGTGACCTCTGCAACCCATTCGTGTGTTACCAACAGGCTCCAGTACTTCTACGTGAATCTTGTTGGCTTTTACAAGCTTAGGAAAGTTCTTGCTCAAAGCTTCTGGTCGATACCTAGCTCCAGCATCCTCAACACCAGCAAACAAATAAACATCATCGCAAGCTTTTTCATCAAGCTTTTGAATCATCAAATACATCTCACCTACAGGTGAACCGTCAATATAGTGGAACACAACATTAGGCAAAGTAGGAGCAACGTATTTCTCCACATATTCTTTGCACGCCAATCCACTCAACTCACCACGATTCTTCACACTCATAAGCACATGAAGCTCATTCACACGCTCACACATGCTCAAGATAGACAAATAATGGCCACGATGCAAAGGCTTGAAACTACCGGGAAAAAATCCAATCTTGTTCATAACCCTATGTTATTAGATGAAAATGAATATCTCAAAGAATATCTTTAGAAATATGCTTGTGTGTGATATACTGGAACAAAGGTAGGAAACAGCATATGGGTGGAGCAGCGGGTCATATGGCCCATCCTTTCAACATCGTTCAATCTGGCAACGAACTTTATAACTTGTTCGTGCGTGCGTATGCGCACGTTCAAGATAATCCGTCACACGCATCTGTGAAGATTGATGGATTGAACGTAAGTGTAAAGCTCGTAAACGCCTCTACAGGGCACGCAAAGGAGTTTGCCCTAGACAGGGGAAGCAACAAAACTCTTGACGTTGCAGGCATCCGTAAAATCGATCTACAAGCACGTTTTGGCGAGGGGCATGGTATGATTGCCAAGGCTGGGGTTGTGTTGGATATTCTCAACGCTAGCATTCCCAAGATCAAGCAAGAGCTCAAGCATCTTGGCATGTGGGATAACTCTGATCTTCTTTTGAACATGGAATATGTTGAAGGTAAGAGTAACGTACAAGATTATGGTTGCAACTTTCTTGCGGTGCATGGTTTGCTGGAAAGTTATTATGCCACTCAAAAGCGTCGAGCTACTCATGAGATCGACTATGCTTCTATCACCATGCAGCGTTTGATTAGCAAGCTTAATGGTGTTGCAAAACATTATGGTTTCAAAGTACTTGGATCGGTTGGTATTGAATCTGTGCATACTCCAGATTTTGACAAAGAACTAGCCCAGCGTTATACCATTCGTTATAACGAACAAGTTAGCGTTACCAAGACTTTGCGTGATTGGTTGTATGCAGTTAAGCAAGTTCCTCATGATGTAACGTTCAAGCTGGCTAACGGCAAAAAGGTTGAAGCGTTGAGCAAAGAAGTGTTTACAAGTATTCTAAATGGTGTTGTGTTGAGCAAATACCTAGAAGATCCCACTGCTTCGCTTGGTCATGCAGTAAATGCATTTGTTTGTTATCTTGCCACAATGAAGCTTGGTGAAGCTTTTCTGGAAGCTTATACATCAGAGCTTGGTGCAGTGAATCAACAAGAAGGTTTGGTCATTCGTAATCTTACACAACAACCTTTCAAGATTACTGGAAGCTTTATCTTGCGGGGTATGCAAAGTAGTTTCCAAAAGCAATAATACATATCAGTAAGGAGTACATATATGAAAGCAGTATTAGATGGTACGTATGCAGGATCTGGTGGTAAGCAAGCAATCAGAATCCAAGGTGATTTGTCTGTTGAAGGGTTGAATGTAACAGCTATCCTTGAAAAGCTTTGTGACCTTGAAGGCAAGGTTTCTTCTTTGCAAGATATCGTTTCCAGACTTCAAGAACAAAGTATGCATTCATCTGTTGGACAACTAGCAAAAGCCCTTGAAACAATCAAAGAAGCACCAGTAGAGGTTCCTGCTCCTCCTGTAGTGGCTGAAGAATCAGTACCCGCTCCAACTCAAAAGAAAAAATCAGCCAAAGAAAGCTGATTCAATCTAACAGTCAAAACAAACAAAGCCTTGGAGGGTTCATCCTTCCAAGGCTTTTTCTTTTGCATCTTTGCTTTTATAAAGCAGAAAGGCAGCCTTTCGACTGCCCTTCCTTTAGTTATTTACCGATTTAAACCGGAAATCAGATGATTGACATATCGAGACAGGTTACGGTTGCGTAGAAGTCCGCACGAACCATCTTCTTACCGTAGCGGGTCATGATGCCCTTACGTGGGGTGAAGTCCTCTTGTCCGTAGATTACGGGGGTGAGGATGAGTGGTACGTATGGAGCGTAGATATAACCGCTTTCAAGGAAGGTTGAACCCTTAAGACCGATAAGGATCTTGTTTACTGGGAAGTATGGGTCAACGAACACTGAGTAGCGACCGTTTACTGTACCGACTGCTTCTGCGCCGATGCTCATGTTATCACGAACTTGGCCATCGCCGTCGATCTTGTAGTTGGCACGGTAAGCAACTGTTGCTTCAAGGATTGTACCCACTTCTGGTGAGCACACGATGAAGTTACCAGATCCACGAAGGGTCTTCTTGTGGATGACGTTGGCTGCGTCTGTGATGGTTTCGATAAGTGTTTCGTACCATTCACGGACTGTACCTGTGAACTGTGGACCGGGATAAACGGTGTTGGTACGAGCAACTTCGGTGCCTGTGTACTTGTTGACGAAGCGACCGGGTGCACGGCTCCAGAAGTAGTTAGCTGCTTGAGCTTGTGTGAGGAGGTCGTTGAGAATTTCACGGTCGATATCGAGGGTGATCATCTCGGAGAGAATGTTTGTGAGCTCTGCTTCAACGTCGATTGAGTAGAAGGCTGTGAGGTCTTGAGCCATTTCTGGTGACCAACGAGCACGGAGCTTACGGGTTGTTGCTGTCACTGCCACTGAATCGATCTTGATATCTACGTCTGGGATGCGTGGTGATGCATCAACGGCGAAGTTAGATTCGAAGCTTGGGATTGTAAGAGCAGAACCGTCTGCGTTCACTGAGAGAGCATCAGCGATTGGGGCTGAAGCTGTTACACCTGTGTTTGCTGGAGCGCCGTTGCCGACGAAGCCTGCGCCGTTGATTGCTGTTACGCCGTTTGCAAGTGCGAGAGCAAACAAAAGGTGGGTGCCGTTGAATGGATCTGGTGTAAATGTTGAGCTTGTGCCAGCATCTGTCCAGTTACCACGCTTGGTGAAGCGACGGAAGTTTTTGACTGCTTCGCCTTGTTGGTAGGTTTGTGGAACATTGAGGAATGTTGCTGTTGAACCACCAAAGCCCGTAAGAGCGATTTGCTCAACTGAGGTTAGGTCTGCACCATTGATTGCTGTTGTGAGAGCAGAAGCTGAAACAACCAAGAAGGTATAGTCGAGTTGACTTGCTTCTACGTCTGCTGCTAGGGTTGGGTCGTAATCAACAAAGCGTGCGTTGTAACCAACAACTGCGCTAGCTGATGCAACGGTTGAGCCTGTTGCCCAGTATGTACCGCCTGTCCATGCACCAAGAATGGTTGCTTGTGCTGCACCAGCGAGGTTACCTTGAACGTGAACTTTTGAATAACCTGAACCAATGAGGTTGTATTGACCACCAGCGGCGAGTGAACCGCTTGTGCGGATTACTGAACCTGATGGGTTGGTGTATACTGATTGGCCACGGGCATAGGTTGCTGCACCGGGATCTGCACCAACTGCGTATTGGTTGCCAGATGTACCAGCATCACCACCGACGTATGAACCGTAGGTGTAATCTAAGTAGAAGAGTAGACCTGATGGAAGGCTCATTGGTTGAACGCTGACGATTTCGTTGGCAACGAGGCCAGCGAATACACGGCGAACGATTGGGAATGCTACGTTGGTGAAACCTGCCACTTGGCCGGATGATGCGAGTGATGCACCACCAGTTGAGAGTGAGAGGCTTTCGTTGAGCATTGAGCTGCCACCCTTGAGAACTTCTACGGCTTGGTTTTCGAGGAGGCGAGCCATCTTTTGCTTGCCTGCTGCTGAAAGACCTTCTAGAAGACCTGTGCGTGACCATTTACCGACCATGCGATCATCGCCTGCGTTTGCTGCGGTACGTTGAATACCTTCAGCTAGTTGTGAAAGAGTTAGTGTACGTGACATTTTATAAATCTCCTTATTCGTTGTTTTCTAGTACCTAATATGGTAACTTATCTCTAACTATGCGCTTACTTTGCGTTTCTCTTCACACCAGCAAGGATTTGCCAGCGTGTAGTGTCGAAGCTTGGTTCTACAACTGATTCTGTGAGCATACGTGCTGGACGTTGTGCTGATTCTTTAATCATTGCGCCGTTTTTCTTACCAGCATCTAGTACACGAACAAGACGGTTGTAGATTTCTTTTGCTTCTGCAATTGTGTTGGCACTGTCGAGATACTCAACGATTTTGCGTTTTTGTGTCCCGGTCAATTCGTCCCTCACGAAAAGCTTGTTTACATACAATGAACGTGCGGTGAGAAGTTGTGTTTCATGAAGTTGACCACGAAGAGCCTTGTTTTCATTAACAGCTTTGCGAACGATTCTACGAGATTCTTGAAGAGCTTCTTCTTCTGAAGATTCTTCTTCAACCTCTTCTTCACCCTCTTCTTCACCCTCTTCTTCACCCTCTTCGGCATCTTCCATGCCTTCTTCTTCCATGTCAACTTCGAGTTCTTCACCATCAAGTGAAACGTTAACGTTGCTGACTGAGGAACCTGATACACCGTCTAGATCGATAGTGAGTGAAAGGCTATCTTCTGCTTGTTCACGAAGAGCTTTTAGACGAGTACGGGCTTTGCGTGCTTCCATCATTACTTCTTCATCTGCGAGCTCAAGAACAACTTCGTCTTCAGCTTCAGCTTCTTCGTGCATTCCTTCTTCTTCGCCTTCCATTTCGGCCATAAGCTCACCGATTTCTTCTTCTAGTTGTTCTAGAAGAGATTC